AATGATATTACGCCCCTATCAAGAGGTGGCGATTTCGGACGCATTAAATGCGCTGGACACCCACAAAAATACAATCGTAGTTGCTCCCACAGGCGCAGGCAAAACTATTATGTTGTCTGCGCTCATTGGTAAAAGACACCAAGAAGGTAAACGCATTCTTGTGTTGCAGCACCGCGACGAACTTGTAGCGCAAAACCGCGAAAAGTTTCTAAAGGTAAACCCGAACATATCCACCAGTATCGTCAATGGCACGATTAAAAAGTGGGACGGTGATACCATATTCTCAATGGTGCAAACCCTGTCACGCGAAAACAATCTGCGCCATAGGCCAAAGTTCGATATGGTTGTTGTAGATGAAAGCCACCATGCAGCCGCTGACACCTATATGCGGATTATCGAAGCGGTCAAAGAAGACAACGAACACGCTGAGATAGTTGGCTTTACAGCCACACCTAATCGCGGGGATGGCAAAGGTCTGCGCAGTGTATTCACCAATTGCTCACACCAGATAGAATTAGCCACGCTGATACGTGAAGGCTTTCTAGTGCCACCGAAGGCTTACGTTGTCGATGTTGGCGTCACAGAGGCTCTGGAAGGGGTCACACGGCGCGGTAATGACTTCGACATGGACGAGGTTGCGCGAATAATGAATAAGCGCGTCATTAACGAGCGTGTGGTCAATGAATGGCAAGACCGCGCAGGGGATCGAAAAACCGTTGTATTCTGCTCCACAATCAATCACGCACAAGACTTGCTGGATATGTTTATCGAACATGACATAAACGCTGAAATGGTTATTGGTGATACGCCCAAGCCAGAACGCGAACAAATCCTGCATGATCTTGAGTTTGGTGACGTACAAGTTGTGGTAAACGTAGCAGTGCTGACCGAAGGCTTTGATGCACCGCCTGTATCTTGTGTGGTTCTAACCAGACCCTGCTCATTTAAATCAACAATGGTGCAAATGATTGGGCGGGGCTTACGCATTCTGGACCCAGAGATTTATCCTGACCAGATCAAGAAAGACTGTATCGTGCTAGACTTCGGTAGCAGCATTCTAACGCATGGTGCGTTGGATGAAGCAGCTAACCTAGATGGCAAGCCCAAAGACCCCAACGGGGAAGCGCCAGAAAAGCAATGTCCAGAGTGCGGATTCATTAACCCTCTTAACGTCAGAATGTGCGTTGAGTGTGGCTATGAGTTCCAAAGCCAAGACACAGAAGAATTGGTAGACTTCACACTGACAGAATACGACCTCATGGAACTATCGCCGTTCCTATGGATGGACATATTCGGCAATGGCTCATGCCTCATGGCAATGGGCTTCAATGGCTTTGGTGTAGTCGGCACAGTGGGCGATACATCTATTGGTCTAGTCAAGGCTCAGAACGGACGTAAGGTGCGTTCAGTCGCCATTGGTGGTAAGGTGCAAGCCATGTCAGCAGCAGATGACTTCATGCGTGAAATTGAAGACAGCAACGGTGCCAACAAATCTAAACGCTGGCTCAATGAGAGAGCCACAGACAAGCAACGTGAGGCTTTGCGCAGGGGTGGGGTTCACGTAAGCGCAATGGACTTCTCATGGACAAAATACAAAGCCGCATGCTGGTTAAATTATCTGTGGAACAAAGAACAAATAGATGCAGCCGTAGAAAGAATAGCTGAATGACATATGAGTCAAAACCACTCATAACTGTGCGACAGAAAAATAACTGTCCAGTAGTACACGTTTGGAAAAACGGCAAAGAAGTGGCTAGAATAGAATTAACGCCAAGAGAAACAACTCAGCTAATAAAGGGATTGGCAGAAAGGCTGGAAATAAATGGCACGTATAGAACTTGAACTAACAGCCATAGTTTACGACAACAGCGAGTTTGGCTGTGAAGAATACAAGATCGTTGCCTTTGTGTCAGATTGGAACGATGGCGAACAAGTCACCCAAGCCGCAGGAAAGGCAGTGCAAGACCACATGGAACACTCAGAAAAATTCTGTATCGGGGGCTGCGCAAAAATATTTGTGAATAAAGAAAAAGTAGCAGACGCTATATTTCAAAACCCGGAAGCAGAAGAGGGCTTGTTCGACAAAGCCGAAAAATTGTTCGGGTTAGAAGGGGGGACAATCCATTGAATTACGAATCAGCAAAAGACCCAATGGAAGAGTTGTCATTCATACTCGGATACTTCGGTTGGGGTACGCGGTTCTGCGACCTGACAGAAGAACAAGTGCAAGTGTTGATATTCGCACTGCAAGAATCCAAAAAAATTACGGAGACAGTAAATGTCGGAAACCTTGAAGAATCCTACTATAAGTCAACAGGCAGTTGGCCTTCTACTTCAATCCCATTCTAGGGAACCAGACCCCATAGCCGAACAAATCAAAGAGGCTGTGGATCAGGGGATTGTCAAAGGCGAAAAAAAACGTGAACGGCGTAAGTATATTGGTGCATCCAGTATCGGTGATGAATGCTCACGCAAAATACAATACCGATACCTCAACAGACCCATTGATAGTGGCAAGGAATTTACCGCACGAACACTGCGGATATTTCAATTCGGTCATAATATCGAAGACTATGCCGCCAAGTGGATACAGGACGCAGGGTTTGACCTACGCACAGAAGACAAAATGGGTGAACAGTTCGGGTTCTCAATCGCTGATGGTGAAATACGCGGTCACATAGACGGCGTAATCTGTGATGGACCCGTAAAAGCGCCATATCCTATGCTGTGGGAATGCAAATCAGCTAATGACAATAAGTTCAAAGCGTTTGAAAAGCACGGCGTTGCTAAGGCAAATCCAGTGTATGCTACCCAAGTGGCACTGTACCAAGCCTACATGGAGTTAACAGAAACACCTTGTTTGTTAACCGTAGTGAATAAAAACACCAGCGAGATATACTATGAAATAATCCCTTTCAATCAAAGGCTTGCGCAGGAAGCCAGCGATAGGGCAGTAAATATCTTGACGGCTGCAAAAGCAAATGACATTCTACCACGCATCGCACAAAGCAAAGATTTCTTTCTTTGCAAGTTCTGTGAGTATCAGGATTCGTGCTGGAGGGAGCAAACACAATGACACTAAAAATTGATAAAAATGTACCAATTCCTTCTGCCGATAGCAAAACTATTAACATTGCTGCGCGTTTGGAAATTGGTGAAAGTGTTTTATTCGTGGGAGATGGTGAGTTCCCACTAGCATCTGACCGTGCAGAGTATTTTAAAACGTGTGCTAAAAAACATGGGTTTAAAGCTATAAAAAGAAGAGACTATGAGGCAGAACCCGAACATGTTCCAGACTCTGGTTGGGTTTGCTACAGGGTTTGGCGAATTGAATAAAACAGCAATAGTGGGGCATTCCAAGGCTGATCGGAACACCCCACATTTTGTATCAGGATGAGTGATAAGGACAACATAATGACAATACTCCGCTTTGGCAACACAACTAGCCAGCTTACAGATAAAATTTCCAACCTTGTGCCACGCACAACACAGCTTCAAGATTTGTTCGATACATACCCAAATGGTGTGCGTCACGGCACCACATTTATGATCGGATCGTTCCAAGGCGAAGCAGGTAGTTCGCTGCAAATCAACATAGATATTCATGGCCCCAACTTTATGCGCGGTCAGGATTGGGCCACAGGTGATGGCATCGGGGGTATAACCAAAATCCTCATGGAAGGTCGGGGCTGGACTAGCAGAGAAGTCGCCGCGCACTATCAATCGTTCCTCGGAACGACACAAGAGCCAGCGCCAGAAAATCCAATCAAACCCGAACTTGCCAACAGACCAAGCCCGGAACCAATTCCGCTGCAACAACCCGAACAAGTAGGCGCAAAAAAGGTCTACAATTTAGATACGCCCTACGATGATGAATATACATACACTGACGCTGACGGCGTTGTGCTTGTCACAGTCCGTAAATACGTGGAAGAAAGCGAAAACGGCGAAGTTAAAAAGCAATTCCGCCAGTTTATGAACGGGCGCATGGGTCTGCCAGAGCCAAGACCCCTATATAACATCCCGAACATTTTGGCATTCAATACCGTTGTATGGGCGGAAGGCGAGAAATGCGCTGATGCACTAACCAGCATGGGCTTTGCAGCTACCTGTACTATCGGGGGCGCAGGCATGCTATCGGAACGTGTCGCACATAAGTTTGATTTCTCACCACTTGAAGGCAAAGACGTAATTCTTTGGCCTGACAACGATAAAGCTGGTCGGGACTTGGCTGCACTCGTAGAACGCCTAGCCAAAGAAGCAGGGGCCAAATCAACTCTCATGCTACGTGCGCCATTCGGAAAGCCCGAAAAATGGGATGCCGCAGACGCACTAGACGAACAATTTGACGTTCATAGGTTTATCCGCAGTAGCCAAAGCAAAATCAAAAAGCCAATACATCTACTGGACGATAGCCTAAACATCGGGACTTACTTCGTAGGTCGCGCACCCGAACAAGAGTATCTAATCAACGGCACAATACCACTAGGCGTCCCAACTATATTCGCCGCTGCTGGCGATAGCGGTAAAGGCATGATGACCCTAGACCTCGCAATGAAAGTCGCATCGGGCGAATCTATGCAATCAGCTTTCGGGGGCATGGTATCCACATTCGGGGATGCAATCATTCTATCCGCAGAAGATGATAAAGACGAAATGCACAGGCGGATTGAACGCATGGACCCTATGGGTAAGCGCCGCGAATACCCGAACAATTTGAAAATCCTGCCGCTACCTAACCTTGGCGGTGTGTTTCCAATCATGCAAAAGATCGACAACAGCTACGTTATGGGCGAAGAATTTGGACGCATATACGATCAAATCCTAGAAATGCAGAACCTCGCACTGTTGGTAATCGACCCAATGGCGTCATTCGTACACGCAGATGTAAACGCTGATCCCGCTGCTGGGGCTGCATTCATGGGTATGCTTGCACAAATCTCAACTGAAACAGGCGCTACGGTCATGGTTAATCACCACATGGCTAAAATTAAAGACAACGATCCCGTCACAACACCAGAGCAAGCGCGTAATCTCATTCGGGGTACGTCAGCTATCGTTGATGGCGTCCGCTGCGCATTTACCGTGTGGAACGTAGAAGAACGGCTAGGCAGACAACGCTGCAAAGACCTCAACGTGGATTATGCGCGTAACACCGTGTTCGATGGCGCTGTAGTCAAAGCCAACGGGCCAGCTAATCGGGACATACGACACTTTATCCGAAACCCGAACACAGGTTTGTTAGAAGATAGATCAGAAGATATACGAAACTTGGCGCTGTCAGAAGCGGTCAGAAACAGACTCCAACACATGTTCGACTTCTTGGCCATGATGGAAAACAACGGAAATGCAGTCACAAAAGGCGGCGCTAATGACGGGGCGTTTGAAGCAATACGAACAAGTTCGTCAGGTGAACCATGCGTGATCGCACTGAAAGTCTGCGGGGAAAGCACAGTTAAAAACACCATAACAGCACTGCAAGAGGCAGGGCGCGTTGATACCCACAGGCTAACACAGTCGGGCGCATCTAAATGGCTAGGCGTTACAGGTGGGCCATTAAGCCGTGGTGAATATGAAGCCAGAACAGCGCGAGAAAATTTATAAATAAAGGCTTGCATAACATAAAACCTTATGCTAGGACTTGGGAAGTGTCGAGGATTGGTCTCCTTGATGTCAGTTAGATTAAGGCCCTCGTAGTGCTAGCTGCGAGGGTTTTTTTATTTACACGCATGCCACAATGTGCTAATCCTTGGGAACGTAATAGCAAAGGATACAAAATGGCAGAAAAAATGTTACACTTCTTTAAAGACAAGCGGCCTACGCTTGAAGAGGCGCAAGCGATTGTCGGGGGTCTGGTGGAAATGGTTCCGCTAATGAACCCAGAAAAAATGCAACTTTTAATTAACGAAGAGGGTCTAATGCACGACCTTCCCGTTAATATTCAAGCCAGCATGATCGCAGGTCAACGCCTAGTCGGGCCTGCAATCGTCCTAGAAGGGGACGCAATGTGGGACTAGAAACGGGCCTAACACCCGCGCAGGAATCAGAACTAAAGTTTCTGCGCGGCAGAGTCGATAGACTGCAAGACGAAACCTTCAAAAAAAGCCCACTACCCAACGCACAAAACGATCTGTGGGTAGCGCGTACAGAACTAGAACGATATGTTAGTGATCTAAGATCATGGGGGAAAAAAATATGAGTGGATTAAATCCAACATATATAGAACTAGCGAGAATCGAAAACCTACGTCATCAGCTAATAGCACAACCAACGCAAGCTATCGTCGGGCGTAACTACGGGGCCAAAGTAGACCTCATGGCTATAGCCTTCGACACAATTAAAACTAGGGACGCTTGGACAATCAAAGACCTAGCCAGAAAAATGCGCGTCAAAGACGATGTGGCGCAGGAACTACTGCGAAGCCTTGTAAAAGAAGGACACCTAGAATCAAGGCCGCTGCACGGTGAAGCCGTGTACGAATGGCCCGATAGAAACCCGTCTAAACCATTGCCGCGATTAGGGAGTCGCTATAGATAATCCCGCGCAATATGCTAAAAGTCACAAACCCTGCCCATAATCGGGCGGGGTTTTTCTTTGTCGGGACTCTTCTATCTTATTATCCGCCACGTATTTATCAATCAGCAGCAAACAAAACATCGGCAAATCTGATGGACTCACGCCTAACCCGAACAAAAGTTCGACTATTAAATCGCGCAAGTCAGCAGTCGAAAAATTAGCGGGTACTTCGTTAAGAAGTCCCGCCGCAATTCTTTCTAAATCTTCTGGTTGCATCATTTGTCTTTGCGGTTTGTTATTGTATCTAACAGATTATCAGCATCTTCTACCGCCTGTCTAGCTGAATCAAATTGACTTTTCTCTTTTAAAGCAAAGTCAACAAACCCTTTAACATCATCCCAACAATCATCATGGTCATAAGCCGTTATCACATGAAGCACAAAAAACTTTATCAAATCTGGGCTGGCTTCCTTTGGCAAACCTGTATCAAGTTTCCGCATGGCTTTGTGAAAAAATTTCTGCTTTTCTTCTATATTATTAAACTTCGGCATTTTAGTTGTTCCTTTTCACTATGAATGATAAACAAAATGTGGGGGCGGTTTGATTTAACCTCGCTGGATCAAATCATGTCATTGCCGCCCCCAACTTTGTACTTACGACATGCTACCCAAGTACCAAGCAACAATCACCAAAACCAACACAACAGCCGCATAAACGGGCTTCTTAGGCACGTTAAACGTATCCGTAACCAAAGGCTGCGGAGTCAGTGATAGCTTCGTTGCGCGGGGCTTACGGGGCTTCTTAGGCTTGTCATCGGGGGAAACGTCCCCAAATAACGTCGAGTCCAGATTTTTCTGGAATGGCGTTAAATCCTCAACAGGATTACTCGCCGCCTCAACACCAAGACGTATCTTGGACATTTTAACATTGATCGCCTTTGTAGATCGACCCATAAGCTCACCAATCTCGCTGTGCTTAAATCCCGTTGCCTTATACTCAAGCAACTGGTCAATCTCCTTACCCGTCCAGCGCAGCATAGCGCGTTTCTTAGGCGTAAGGTTTCTTTTCTTCTTATCAGCCATTACATTCATCCTTTCAATCGGCTTCAATCTCACCAGAACCAGAACAGTTCTCGCAAGTCTTCCAAACCCCAAACGGCTCATAAACGCCGTATGAAGTCATCTCAAATTGTTCGTGTTCTACCTCACCCTTACGGTCAGAATCACAACACTCAGGGCAATCAATCATCATCTGACACACGCCAAATGCGAACAAATCCGTCAGCTAAACCTTCACCCTCGCGTCTGCTCATCAAAGTAATACCCAAACGGGACGCAGCAACGTAAATGCTGTTATACGACCTGAGAGGCACATCAACGCAATCGCCATCAGACATGGACGAAAGCAAAACTTGCCACTTGCCCCTGCCCCTCTTCTTACCCAAAGAAATGTCAGGGATCGGAACCCCCGTTTTTATTTTAAATTCCATCGTTAGCATCCTTTCTGCTAGTTACATCGCCAAAATGACGAACGTGATTGCTGCAATGGTCAGCAGTACAACTACCGACCACGCCATGTCCTTCAAATCATACCTCATGCGTTGGTCGCTTCCTGCTCAACTACCAAATCACCGCCTTTGTTTAAAAAATGACGCCACAAATCAGCCTCGGCCTCTTTTCGCGTGACGTACCTTTCATCAAACACACCATAGCCTCGGCTCTTGTCCCGAATAATATACCTCATGCCGCTTCGCCTTTTTCGTCGAACAAGTCATCAATGTCATCTTCTTCGTTGGGAAATCCGATAACAACATATCCGTAATCGTCGCGGGTAATTTTCCACTTGTCTGATGGGCAGGTATCTAACCACTCAAATAATTCTGATCTTTTTATTAAATCCCTCATGCGCTGGCCCCCCTCGGATCAAAGCGTAGGTGGTGCTTGTCAGCTACCTTGTCTAAAGACGCGATAATATAATTCGACCATGTTTCGTATAGCATTCTGCCGCGTGCGCCGTGATCGTGAGCGTCCTGCAAATCAGCCAACAAACTTATCTGAGCGACAGTTAAATCATCTTGACCCCATGACGCCGCAACAGCGTCAGCAACAGCCTGTCCGCCGCTTATACCCTGACCCTCTAAATCAGGGCTGTAATGCTCGTCATCTATGAACAAGCCAACAGCACACTTTTGACCGTTTAGCTCGCAATCCTCGCCATACCCACGGTACACGCAAGCGTCATTGTCTTCATCCAATGACGGGCCATCCATGCCCATCAAATGAACCGACGCTGCGTTAAATATCTCTTGTAGTTTCATTTGTCAGTTTCCTTTTGCTATAAAAGATAACACCATACCTAATCCCAGAAAGTCCTAGTGTCAATAGCAAATGTAAATAAAATAATAGCCATTTTCACGAAAAACCGCCCCATTGATTTTATTGGATAATTTACGGTAAAAAAATCTACGTTAAATTTTACCGTGCTTAACGTAACGTAGAATGTTAAACAATATCAATGGGTTAAGGATTTACGGTAAGCACGGTAAAAACCCGTTTTACCGTAGATTGTTGAATGAAATCAATGCGTTATTTTACGGTAAGCACGGTACCCCCTTTACAGGGGGGTATATATACTACCCCCCCTTGATGTTAATCTAATGCAGCCAATACCGTGATCAGGACTTGCGCACTTGTGGGATAATGTGCTATTGATCGGGGACACTACAGCAGGGATTCGCAGCATGCCAAAAGTCGGGGAAAAAAATCCAAACGGGCCATCACTCAAACCGCAGCAGCAAACGTTCCTAAATAACTTCCTGCATAAAGACATGACACAGACCGCAGCAGCTAGAGCCGCAGGATACAAACACCCAAATGTGCAAGCCGTGCAACTACTCAACACACCACATGTTCGGGAACGCCTAGAAGAAATGCGCGTCGAACTAGAATCAAAGTATGGAGTCAACATAACAAAATCTGTTCGGGATATGCAGATGCTCCGCGATGAAGCATGGGCCGCAGGTAACTATAGCGCAGCAATCAAAGCAGAAGAACTGCGCCTCAAAGTAACCGGCCTCATGGTAAACCGCAGCCACGTAACACACGAAAAAATAGACAGCATGGATAAAGACGAAATAACTAAAAAACTGCAAGTCATCATGGATCGGGCTAAAAGCCGAATGATCGATGTAACACCTGAAGCAACAGAACCAGAACACTTAACAGAAATTAGCGAAAAGCCGCACTGAACGGCGCTGGGCTTGGCGGGTAGGGCCGCAGGGCCACCGTCGGGGCCGTCAGAGCGCCCCCACAGGGCCAAGTCGGGCCTTTCGGGGGCCGGGATACCCGAAGACTTGTTCGGGTTCTGTAGCCCCCCTCTCACAAACAAGTATTATGTTAACTCTTTTACCCCCGGTTGCCTGTAATCGGGCCGGGATCGGGCCGGGTCGGGGAACCCGCACAATTGTTCGGGATCGGGGTTCCGGGGGACATGCCGGGTACACTCCGGGTTCCGGGTAGCGCCGGGGGTCAGCCGTTGACAGACCTTGACCCCCGGTAATCACAACCCAAACAATTGTTCGCGTTTGACAAATAGGCCGGGGTCAGGCAGTGTGACCTACACTACTCCTTGATTGATGGTTCAATCTTACTCCCCCGCTCGGCTAGGTTTCGCACTGCAACAGCGGGGGTTTTTTATTTCAACTTTATTATTTTAGTTGTTGACATGTGGGATAATGTGGGATATGTGTTGTTTGTCTAGTAAATGAAAGGACAGACACATGAGACAAGAAACACAGAAAATCATGTCCGCTTTCTTAAAAGGTGAAAGTGCTTCTGCACAGCGGACTAATACAGACGGCCATAATGTATGGCTGCACGGAAACTTGATCGCGCAACGCAGTGAGGGTGACTATGTAGATTTCAGCCTTGCAGGTTGGCCTACAGTTACAACGCGGGATCGTGTCAACGGTCTGTTGCAACTTAGCGGCTCTGACTATCGCGTGTTCCAGAAGAACGGAACTCAATTTCTTACCAACGGTAAAGACGTTCGGGAGATTGGCGACAGCGAATGGATCGGGTTGAACGATGAGGCCCACAAAGATCGGGTGTCGGTGTAAACATGATGCTTTATATGGCCTATGGCATGAATACTAATCGTCGGGCAATGGAAGCACGTTGCCCGTTAGCTAAACCGATGGGCGGGTTCTACCTGCCCGACACTCGGCTAGTCTTTCGGGGGGTCGCTGACATTGTTCGGGATCGGGACAGCATTTGTCCCGTTGCGCTATGGGCTATCACGCCTAGTTGCCTAAAATCACTGGATAAACTTGAAGGCTATCCAACGCTTTACAATCGGAGAAAGATTAACGGCGGTTGGTTAGTGTATGAAATGAAT